GAAGCTTTTGCCTCACCCATGACACGGTTGCCGTGGCTGCGCCCGTCATGACACCCGCCCTGATGGGGCTTGAGATTCAAGCCTCAATCATGGAGCTTTACGAGCTTCGCCCGTCACTCGACGTTTGGGCCACCAAACAGCTAGAGGACGCTATCGAGCGTCTCAACCGAGTTCAGCACCTACTGGAGGGTAATGACTGATGCCGCGACCTTTACCGCTTGTCAGGCGGTTTGCGCCTAAAGCCAACGTGAGCGCCATACAGGCCGCTCGCTCGCTGCTAGACGAAATGGCGATGTACGAAATCGACGGGCCGTTTCTGATCACCGTTGAGGACAATGGCGACTATTGGGCAGTCCAGTCCGAGCGGCTTCGTAAGGTCGCCGGGGTTCTGTACCCGGAGGGTGACCGCTGATGCCAAGACCGCCGGAAATGACCATCACCGAGTGGCAGGCAAAACGCTGCCAGAACCGTATCTACACCAACAGATGGTCGCGCCAATGCAACCGCGCGCGGGCTGATGAGGCCGCGACGCTGTGTAAAGTCTGCAACGCCGCCAAGATACGCGGAGAGGCCCGTAGAGAGGCCGCAGACGCTGCTCGCCAGGAGCGGTGGGCTATGGACGCGTGGCGCAGTAGCGTTGCCTCAGCAGAGCGTGATGTGGTCAAGGCCGCGAAGGCTTATGTATCTGAGGCCGGCATTTCGGATGATGTGGCGCTATATGACGCCGTACGTCGGCTACAGGAAGCCGAGAACAGCCTGCCGACCGGCTAGCCCGTTGACCATTGCGCGCGCATAGCCCGCGAGTCCAGAACGCCTTGATATTCGCCTGTATCGATGGCTGCGTGCCGGGCTAGCTGATCGTCGGCTTGCGTTGCGTGCGGGCAACCTCCCTGCGGGGATGCTCGCATCGTACCGCGCCGGCCAGGATGCCGGCATCCTTAGATTGGGTGTTGACAGCTACGTGGTGAGGGTATAGTATTGCGTCATGGTAATCACTGCGAAGTTCTCCAGCACTTGCCCCGCCTGCCGCCAATTCATCGCTGTTGGCGATAAGGTCGAATGGACGCGCGGCGAGAAAGCCGCCCACGTCGCTTGCCCGCAGGTTGCTCCCGCTACGGTTGAGCAGGCAATCGCGCCCGTACGCAAGTCGGTTGATGAGGTTGGCGTCTACGTCCTCACGGACGGGACCATCGTCAAGGTCCAAGCCAATCTGGCGAAGACTGCGACCTACACAAAGGTTCTGGTCGAAATCGGCGGCATGCGCGCCACGGAGTCCGGCGAGCGCGTCAACGCTGAATACCAGTACGCACCCGACCTGATGTGGCGCGTCGTCTCGCAGGGCCACCGGATGGAGCTTGACGAAGCCAAGGCTTTCATTCTTCGCTACGGGTTCTGCGCCCGCTGCGGTCGCCAGCTAAAGGCTGCGGTGTCCGTTGAGCGCGGCATCGGTCCCGTCTGCGTCCAGTACTTCGCCGGAGAGGCCGCTAGCAGCCCCGCTAGCGAGCCTGAGGTTGAGGATGGCGCTACGGTCCAGCCCGACGCTAACGACGCGCTAGACGCGTCCTATGACCGTGAGATTGAACGCCAGATGAGCATCGAGCCTGCGGTGGACGATTGGGCCTACGCGTTCTAGGAAATGCCGGCATGTAGGGAATTGAGTATTGACACCTAGCTCGCAATACGATACCGTAGGGATATGGAAAACATCTCAGTCCTCACCGCCGATGGCGAGCTACTCCAGCCCTACCTTCCAGGCTTCACCCCTGACGGTTCTGAGGATTCCCCCTTCTAGGGGGAATCGCTCGGGAAAGGAAAGACCATGATCCGCATCCGCCCGAACGATCACGGCTACGTGGGCTATCGCCACTGCGAAGAGTGCCGCGTTACGTGGATACGCAAGATGGTATGGATATCGATGCAGCCCGGCGTCAAGGCATCCGAGATGCGCCCGCCCACGATGGAAGAGAAGCGCCTTGCCTTCGCCCGCGAGCTACGTGCTCGATTCACCCTTGAGGAATGGCTCGTCTAGCGTCCAGTAGGTCGCGTAGATCGTCAGGAGCGGCCCGGTGCCACAGCAGCCGGGCCGCTTGCACGTCTAGCTCGGTAGGCTTCGCGTCCTCATCCCAGGCCGCGTCTGACTGCCTGATGGGCGGGCCGAGCTTGAGCAGCTTCCAAGCGTCTATCACTGCCGGGGAGGACCGCCCGCGTCCTCTTCCGGCTGATCGTCCTGTACGAGCGCCTGCTCGCGCTTGATGGCCGCAGAGCGCTCCTGCGTGAACGTAGCAGCCTGCTCTTCCGTCCAGCCGTAGATTTCCATCATGGCGATTTCTACCGGGACGCCAGCAGCCACCATAGCCGACAGGGCTGTCGCATTGGCCTGCGCGGTCTGAGCGGATTCAAGATCGTCCGTGGGCAGGATATCGCGAGCCTCAAAGCCGTGCTCGAATGCGCCCGAGTCAAAGTCCCCGCCCAGGTTGCCAAACAGGCCCAGGTTCCCGCCAATGGTCAGTGCCATTTGATGTGCTCGCACCAGGGCAGCCTCAGCGTTGCCGCGTGCCTCTTCCAGCCGCTTGATGGCAGGCCCAAGCATCAGTCGCACAGCGCGGCCTGACAGGTCGGTGTTCTGCATCATCCGGTACGCCACAAGCTCTGGCAAGTCCTGCTCGACTTCGCGCATATGGTCCTGCAACGTCGCCAGGGCAGACCCGTAGTCAATCTGCGGCACCAGCGGGACAATGTCAGACATGCCCGGTAGTTTGAGCATCCTGTCATCACCGAGCGTCACTGTGGTGCTCTCGGACGTGTCCTGCTCGTCTTCGCCGGGCAGCCTTGGCGCGGGCAGCGGTCGACCGCTCGCGTCCATACTGTTTGCCTTGAGTGCCCACGTCACAGCATTGTGGCGAAACAGCATTTGGCTGAGGCGCGTTGCTTGGCGATTGGCTTCGTCAATTTTGTCCAGAGCCGGCATCAGGCTGGACATTCCCCGCTTTTCGCCCATGTCGGCAAACTTCGCGTGAACGATGGGCACGAAGTCAATTCCGAAACTAGCGATAGTCTGCGTTACTTTTGGCGTGCCTAGCTGCTCTGTTGGCGTGGTCGGATTGTGCTGTTGTTCCCAGACCCGGTACAGGTTGTTGGGAGCGTCCCAGACTTCCGTGTGCCAATACCACTCTTGCAAGCCGTCACGATGGCGGCGAGCCAAAGGCACATCTATTCGGCACCATTGAATAAAGCCACGCTCGTCGGTATCAAAGTCGGTCACATACTCGGGTTCTATTCGCTGCAAGTACACGCGCTGTTGATTGTCGGTTGCAGCAGCCTTGAGAAACATGTCGCCATACAGCGCGAGGTCGCGTGCGACTACCTGCTTATGCGCCGACCAGTTTGACCACTTCCAGATTTGCTGGATTGGCTCTTCCAGGGCGGCATTCTCAGACTTGATAGGCAGCGCGTCTGGTAGCGCGCCCGGCCACAGGCTCGCAGGGTAGAACTCGACAGTACGGAACGCCGGGTTACGGAACGGCTTGAGGGCCTCTTTCCACGTCTCGGACCGGCGCAAGTAGTCTGCGAGACTGTCGTACAGGTTGTTGTTGTAATAGTAAGCGCGCAGAATCCGGTAGAGGTCCGTAGCCTCTGTGGTGTCGCGATGCGTGGACGCCAGCATCAGGCTCGGACGCATGCCATACAGCGGCTGAGGGTTGACGTACCGGCTGGCGTAGCTGGTCAGACTCGGCACGGCTTACCTTCCCGCCGGCATGCCGGCATGACTTTTGAGAAAAGTATTGACAGACTCTGCACCATAGCTTAGTATTGCGTTATGGAACTTTTCCTTGGACGCAACGGCTGCGAGCGAGCCGCCTCTCTCTGCTACGGCTGCGACACAGCCGCCAATCAGGCCCCAACGGGCCGGTGGTTCATTACGATGGGCCACCCGGGCTTCAACAGCCCGGCCAACAATCGGGGCGGTTACGCCTCGCAGGCCGCAGCCGCTGCCGCCATCGCGCGGTACGGCAGCAAGCGACCCCGGCGCTAAGCCGGGGTCAGCCCCAGGAGATGCAGCCATGAACGATACCGACAACGTCGTCTCTTTGATCCGCAAGCTCTTCGCCCTCGCAAACGACAAGGGCGCGACAGAGGCAGAGGCCACCCGGGCGCTCGAAAAGGCTAACGAGCTACTCGTACGCCACAACCTGTCGGCTGACAGCGTAGGCCCGGACAAGCCGCGCGAGAGCGTCGGTGAGCGGCCTGTCACGCTCGGCAAGCAATGGGGATGGCGTCACAGCCTGATGGTAGTGCTCGCAAAGCACAACCTGTGCAGCGCCCTGCGCCAGTCAGACAACGTCATCGTGATCGGCAGGCCAACCAACATCGCAGTCTCGCGCGAGATGTTTGATTGGATTGCGCCACAGCTAGAGCGAATGGCGGCAGCCGAGCATCGCCGCGCGTTCACGTTCGAGTCTTCCCGAACGTGGAAGGCAAGCTTCCTACGTGGGGCTGTCGTACGCATCCAACAGCGGCTTGCGGCACAGCGGGCTGTCCAGAGCCAGCCAACGGTCCAGAACGCTCAGAACAGCGTTACAGCACTCGTGGTGCGCACTGATGCAGAGATCGCTGCCTACAACGCGCAGCACCACCCGAATATCCGCAAGGGCCGCGCCCGCACGGTGACGCATAGCTCATCGGCCTACGCTCGCGGGATGGTCGCCGGTGGGAACGTCAGCCTCGGTGGGAAGTCCCTGCCGACCAACAGGCCAACACTCGGAGCCGGGCGATAAGCCCGGCACCCGCCGGCATGAACCAATTGCTTGTTGACAGCAATACTCTAGTGTGCGAAGATACGGGTATGGGAATCTTGCCAGACACCACCCACTACGTGCGCCGGGGCGCGAGCGTACGGCGCAAAGGCCCGCGCGGGCCGCTCATCCTGTGCGCCGAGCACGTCGAGCCGGCCCGGGCCAACCTGTACAAGCCCTGTGAGCTTGACCACTGCGGCTCAACAGCCGCTGATTGCGAGCGGTGCGAAGCCGCTCGGGAGGACTGATGCCGGTTCACACACACTACGTGCTAGGCGTGCCGCCCAAAATAGGCTCGCTTCTGTGGTGGACCACAGCGCCATTCTCGCTCTGCGAAAAGCACTACGCTGAGGTCGACGCTGACAAGCAGGCCCGGTACGGCCGCTGCGACTGTGGCGAGTGGGACGGTATCTGCGATGCCTGCTCGCGCGACTAGTTCCTGCCGCCTCGCTTGCGCCAACCCTCAGCGAGCAGGTTCTCGGTGTACAGGATGAGTTGGCTTGTCGCGTCTACCTGATCGTCGTAGGCGCTCAGGGGGAAGCCGAATAGCTCCGTCTCGTACCCGAGCAGCCACTCAGCCGTTTCTTCCCCAGGCCACGGCAGCAGGACGCAACCATTCTTACACCAGACAGCCGCCTGTTGCGCCCGCTGTTGCTTGTCGCCCTGCGGCATGAACGGCACCAGCGTGCGCGCTAGCTCGCGGTCAGCGCCCATCAACAGCGTCTGATACGCGCTGGTCCCGGACGCCTTGTCCTCTACGATCACCGCTCGCGTCTTACCGTCCCAGGCATACGCGCTCGCAACCTGACCGATATGTGGCGGCAGATACGGGAACGTCAAACGCTGGCGGTACACACGCCTGATGAGCAGCCGGTAGTCATGCTGTAGCTCGCCAACCACGCCTACTGACCAGTCAGAATCGTTCTTATCTTTGAGCGCTGTATCCCAGGAGATATATCGCGCTATCGTTCTGTGCGGCAGGTTCTCATCGTCCAGGCTGACACGTGTGCTGTTGTCTTCCCACCATTCGCGCCGGAACACCACGCCACCCGGCGGCACCGGGTTGCCCTGATACGTGGCTTCCCAGATACCCTCCGGCGTTGTGTCGCGAAGGTCCAGAACCTCAGACAGCGGCTTATGCTCCGGCCAGAGAGCCAAGCCGTTGGTATGGATCACGTACGCGCGAGTCTCAGGCAATGCCGGCATCCTGCTTGACAGCAATACGGAATAGCTGTATCGTACTCATATGCAAACCACCACGCGCTTGAACCTGTCGGTTCTCGCCAGGACGTTCAAGACCGCTGACCGCGTTTCCGCCCATGTCTCACCGGCCGACGCGCCACATCTGGTCCGTTGCATGCGGGCTGGCCTGCTACGGGCTGAGGGTTCTGAACTCATCCTGACCGACGCGGGTATCGCTCGCGTACGGAAGCCACAGGCGTGAGGGTTCTCATCGCTTGCGAATTCAGCGGCGCTGTGCGTGACGCGTTCCGGGCGTGCGGCCACGATGCATGGTCATGCGACATACTCCCGTCCGAAACACCCGGGCCGCACGTCCAGGCCGACATTCTGAGTGTTCTCGATCAGGGTTGGGACATGATGGTTGCATTTCCGCCCTGCACGCATCTCGCCGTAAGTGGCGCGCGATGGTGGCCCGCCAAGCAGGCCGAGCAGGCCCAAGCTCTTGACTTTGTACGCGCACTGCTCAACGCACCGATAGCGCGTATCGCCCTTGAGAATCCGGTTGGGAAAATCAGCAGCGCCATCAGGAAGCCAGACCAGATCATTCAGCCGTGGCAATTTGGTGACGAAGCAACCAAGACAACGTGCCTGTGGCTGAAAGGGCTATCGCCATTGGTCCCAACAGAGATCGTTGGCAAAGGCGCGCGTCACGTCACCAAAGGCGGGCGGTCCCTGCCCAAGTGGTACAACCTGCCGCCATCAGAGACACGTGCTCGCGTACGTAGCCGCACATTCAGCGGCATTGCCAACGCGATGGCTGATCAATGGGGGCAGGATCGCGTTTCAGGCCCTTTCCAGGCCCTCCAGCCGTTTTTGTTCCCGCCTGTGGTGTCTGAGGCCGTCTGACATACGTACCGCGTGTGCGCGCGCGAGAGGCTGCTCTACGCGCTTCTGACAGAATTCACCGGGCAGGGCACCGCAGTAGTCGCACTCAACCGACAGGTCAGCTTTGCTGTAGTCGGGCTGGACGCGCCTCATGCCGGCATACCTCTTGACATTCGGTATTGCATCTGGCATTCTACTGGTATGCAGAAATCCACCATCGAAGCAGCCGCCCGACTCGCCCAGGTCAACGAGATGCACCGCAAGCTTGAGTCACTCGCCCGAGTCTCTGATCTCGAAACACAGCGAGCCATTCAAGAGATCGTCAGCGCCGGGTTGGATGCGTACTTCGTCACAAAGGCCGGGCTATGAGGCCCGGCCCGGAGGCCGTTGAGGCCGCGCGAGCAGCGTACAAGGATCAACAGCGCCAGGTTGAGCTTATCTACGCCAACGCAGGCAAAAAGGTCAACGATCCCAAGCTGTGGGCCATCCTTGAGTCTGTCGACCGCACGGATTGGCAATGGGGCTGGCTGATGCATGAATTGTCGCTGTCGCATAGCTGGCTGGAGCGGAACCTGCGTACCGAGAGTGAGCTACGGCGTGCGTGGGTTCAGGCCCGATTGGACGCCGGCGAAGAGGTTACCGCTTACACACTGTCCAGCGTTGGCCTAAGCGACAGCGCGTAGCTGGCTAGCCTTTGCGACCGGTTCGCCTAGCCGCTCACCCTCAAAGCTGTCAGGGTAGGTCAGCGTTGCCGTGAACGGTTCACTGCTCGCCAGGAGCGGTATGTGGCACACAACCCAATCGCCAGCCTCACGGATGTTCGCCAGATAATCCTCAGGATGCCAGGACGTGCCGATCACGATAGCTCGGCCGATCCTGCTCTTGCGCCGGCTGAGGAAGCTCGCGTGCGCCCAATGCAGGGTTTGCTCGCGCCATGCTTCGCTGCGGCTGGTCTTATCGTTCAGAAGATCATCGCCCAGGACAATGTCGCCACGTCCACCCTCAATCGTGCCGTTGGTCCCGTAGCTACTGATGGTCGGGTGTAGTCGCCCAGGAAACGGCTTGCCCTGCGGTGCCAGACTCCACTCGGTGGTCCCCCACGATAGCCCGCCATCCTGTGCGTAGATCGGCTTGACGCCAGGGAACGTCGACTGCCAGTGCTGAGTAGTAACAGGCGCACGTAACGCGAGCGCGCGCTTGCCCGCGAGGTCGGCTGTTGCAGAGGCAATCATCACGTTGCGCTCAGGGAACACGCCTATGTAGCAGCCCAGATACGCCAGGATGCTCCATGTCGTCTTCGCGCTCTCGGGTGGTGCGATGATCAGGAGCTTTTTGATCTCTTCGTCACACAGTAGCTCTAACCACAGCTTGTGGTGAGCAGCCGCGACAATCGGCCCACCATCGTCTCTCTGGAGATGTAGCTCAGCGTAGGCCTGTACCGCGAGCGGTGTCACTACCTGATCGATAGTCGCCTGCTTGACGATGTTGCGTAAGCCCTCAGCCCGCAGCCTCGTCTGGCTCTTCGTGGACCGGCTCGGGTTGCTCTGTTGGCCGTAGTCCAGAGAGTAGTCGAATGGCCCGGTCAGACTCAGCCCCCATGAGGAGTGCAATGTCTCCGGCGGTTTGGCTTTTGATCCATTCCGGGTCAGATGTGGCTCGTAGCTGAAGTCGAATGGCACTGAGGAATTCCTCTATCGTGTCGTAAATCTGCTCAGCCAATAAGTCCCGGCTACGCGCGCGTGCAGCAGCGTCTGTAGCGTCTACAGGCCGAATGGCAAGACCACCCGCAGTCTCTGTCCACACACGATGCACCCATGCTCTTGAGACACCGTATCGTCTAGCGACTTCAGTCGGTGACTCACCTGTAGCTCGGTCAGCAATCACCTTTGCCCGCGTTTCAATGTCTATCGGCTTGGGCATTGTCTCTACCGTCTACAGAGTCTACAGCTAGACGCAGAAAACCCCGAGCCAGGAGATGCAGAGGACCGGCCCGGGGCTTCTGTTTGCGCTCGTGTTATGCCGAGCACACGCCTAGCATACCAGAAAAGCTCATCGGTGTCTCAACCGCTGTAGACGATTCTGGCGCTGTTGCTACCGTAGCTGATTGCTTTCTGCTTTGCAAGATCACCAACCACGGTGTCTGCTTTTGAGATGCGGTGATGTGTCGGCGCACTCATAACACCACAGGCCAGAACTAGGCTGCGGATCAGGGTTGACAATGGGACTATCAACCCTGTCTGTAGACGTTGCTACCGGCTGTAGACGCTTCTGTAGCTCTTGTATGTGGTGCCACTGGTCGCAGTTCTCTTCCCACAGCCCCGCACAGTGCGTGCACTCAGTCGCCCAGGAGATTCCCTGCTCGTACCACAGGATCATGTCGAGCAGGGCTTGTAGATCGTTGGTGGTGACCGTGGCCCAAGCTATGTCGCTGCCCTTACGCTCGGCTACGCGGTCCCTGATACGGTCCACGGCCTTACGCGCTTCGCTCACCTTCTCGTTGTGAACATTGATAGCCGCCTGCGCCTCTTCGCTGTGGTCCCCGCTACACATCAGGACTCAACCAGATTCCCGAGAGCGTCGTCCAACCAGCCGGCCAACACCCACGCCTCACCCTGTGTGAGCATGCTCGCCACACTACCCTTCGCTGGCCCGATCCGCAGCATCCGCTCTTTGGTGATCGGGTGCTTTACCCACTCGGCTATCACGCTCTTGTTGATCTCTATGCGGTTCTCTTCGCTCATCAGTCCTCCTCTAGCTCGCCGCTCATGATGGCTTCAATCTCAGCAGTGGTCGCCATCGGGTAGCGGCTGCGTAGCTGTTGAATCCGCACGAAGATCATCAGCGTGAGCGGTGCGCCAAACAGGAACAGCACCAGCAGGCGCGCAGGAGCACCCACGCCCCATCGTTTGGCCGCGCCCGTACCAACAGCCTGTATCACCGCCATCATGCCTACGGTGACGTACACGCAGCCTGCGAACGTCGCTATCTCAGCCCACGGCATCACCGACCCCCAAACGTGACAAGAGCAGCGCCTAGCTGCATACCGGCCAGGAACATAACCAACGTCCAGACCAACGCGCCCATGACCAGCGCTGCTACCAGCATCTTTCGGTTCTGCATCTCGACTACGGTATCAGGCTATCGTGTTGCTGTCAATACCCTTTGTCAGAATGCCGGCATCCTACTGGCACTCGTGAGGACGCCAGCCCAGGTCAACGCTGATAGCCCTGTAAGCCGCCGCACGCGCTTCCGGTGCGTACGGCTCTCTCTGTAGGTCCATGCGGCCCGGTGATGCGCCACGCGCCTGCCAGAGGGCTTCTGTGCGCTTCTGTAGCTCATAGATGTGCGTCGTCGCGTCCCACCACAGGAACGGGTAGGTGAGCAGTGCGTTGTCGGTCCCCTGCTCAAGGTCGCTCTTGATGGCTACGAGCGTCGTTCTGCCCTGCCGGCTGTTGGTGCGTATCTCGCTGCCGGACGCGCCTACGCCCTCACAGGCACTCTCCAGGGCAAGCCAGGTCGGCGGGTTCAGGAAGTGCGCGACCACGTCAGGGCTGTAAAAGCCCATCTCGCACGTACAGCGTGCGTCGCGGTACATGCCGGCCAGAACGTCAAGGGCGGTCACTGCCGCCCCATAGACGCCTATCGCGTGCTCTTCGCTGATCGTCACTCGCCACTCAGCAGCGAGATGTACTCGGGGATCGGCCTGCGTTTCTGCTCTAGCCTGCCGCTCTTGCGGTACGTGCCCGCCGGGATGCACCAGCGCCGGCTCATCGCGTTACGCATCACCGCGCCCATTGCCCGGTGCTCGTGCGTGTCCTGATTGGGGTACACCTTCTCAAGGAACGCCCACACATCGTCAGCCGCGAACACAGAGTGTTTCAAGGCCACGGTACGTACCGCATCCATAGCCGCCAGCTTCCACTCAGCATCCGCGTTGGCTTCTACCTCAGCGAGTGCGGCTGCTTTGGCCTGCTCTGCTTTTTGGATAACACCGGCTCGAGCCACTGCCTCTAATCGTGCGGCTTCCGCTGCACTAACGGGTGTCTCTTTGCCCTTGATTCCCATGTCGGGGAACATGGTCCCTGTTGCTGCGTTCATGCTGCATCTTCCTTTTCTGCTTGTATCACGCCATCCGCCCAGGTTGTGAACTCACCTTTTTTGTTCACTGTTCTGAGTATGTACGGTTGCGTAAGCTTCCACATCTTCACGACGCGCCGAAAAGCCGGTGTAATAACCCCCTTGAAGTCGAGATAGTAGCTGTCGTCTTCTGGCTTATGGCCTAGCCCTGCAGGGACCACCCAATAGTCCGGCGTGTAGAAGATCGATTCCGCTTTGGTTGCGCCTAACAGGATGCACAAACGTGGCTTGGGAATCCATAGCGCAATGTCGCCTCTTTGCGCCTTCTGGTCAAGCTCCCAGGCGTACAGGGCTTCGCCTTCGCTGTCCCACATAATGCCCTTGTACGGCGTCTTATTGTTGCCGTACTTATTCATCTTCCTTGGCATCAATCAATCAGCTTGAGTGCACCACGGCAGCGGTCATGCTTCTGCTCACCATTCGGCCAGTAGGCAAAGCCATCACAGCGGTTGTTGACCCGGGTCACCCCAGGCCCGCGTACGAGTGCGCGTCGCACTGCCGCAGCCTCCAGCATGTCGAATTGCTGAACGATCTTCTCATCGCACTTCTGACACTCAAACGTGTAGCTCTTTAGCTCACGCTCCGGCGTCGACCTATCAACCATCACTGCACCTCAACGTTCGATAGCTTGTCCTCGCGTAATCGCTCTCGCGCCATCTCGGCATACGTTTCGCTTAGCTCGATACCGATACTGTGCCTGCCCTCTCGCGCGGCCACCATCAGCGTTGTGGCCGCGCCAGCAAACGGGTCTAACACCATGCACGGCACTGGCTCGGG